CTTATCCAGGTCCCATTTCTTTGGGATCATGTTGATATCAAACTGTGCTATGATGTCCTTAGACCGTGCAATAGCAAGTTCCATGCGATACTTGAATATGTTGTAGTTAATCTGAAAAGGTATACCTAAACTAACTAGAGATACGTTATTAGAGTTAATGTCTGAGTACTTGAATCCATTTATTGGAAGCTTACACAGAGATGGGTTATCTAGTGATGTACGCTGATTAGCGATTGGGGTCATTTTTACATAAAATCTACCATCAATCTTAGTGCCTTCCCATACCTCGTTTACCCATTCCCAATTGGTTTTAGCGCCTTGGGCCTTAAGTTCTGGTGGCATTTTGTACTCCTCATCTATCTCAAACTCTTCTGCTACTCCTGTTTGTTGATCTATGTATTCCACAAAGCCAATACGCTTTCTGCTTTTCCAGTATACAGTAACTACTTCAACAAGTCTATTGCGGTATACGTTATCTCCATTACCTGCAGCTTCTGATCTATACAATAAGTACGTATCTACTGATTGGTTCTTGGGATCTTCTAGTTCTAATACCTGCTGCTCTGTAAGAAAGTCCCCAAATTGATCTATAACCGTAGACGTGTGTGCGTATCGTCTAACTATTGACCAGTCCCCATCCTCTACAAACTCTACATCAGGATCTTTATCAAAGTCAATATCAATAGGATTAACTACATCATAGAAAGGTTCTGAGCGTCTTACTCCTTTGTGGGAGTATGCTTCTCCTGCTATTAGGAAGTGGAAGAACTGCTTTTGAAACTTATCATACATTTCTTGTTCATACATGATGTAATTCACAGCTGCCTGTCCTTTAATGGCACGGTCATCTACATATGTACGCTCAAACTGTTCTGCTATCTGCTTAGGGAGAAGTGGTTTTTGTTCTTGTGCCTGCTGGCTCTGCAAATCTTTAGGTTCTGCTATCTCTTTCAAGAACATAGCTTCTACCGTCTTACGTAACTGCTCAGTTTTAGCCTGCTGTTTGAGACTAACACTATCAGCGTTTTTTACTGTCACGCTATAGTTTAATGGTCTTTTTGACTTCTCTCCTAGCAACAAGTCTATGATTGGCTTGATGATTGGGTAGTTCCGTAGCTTGGATGGGAAGTTTTCTCTGCTTTTGCCGTACGGCTTTATGACATAGCGGTAGTCGGTTTCGTCTACCTCTCCGTTATAATAATCATATAGGGCCTTAAGATTGCTGCGCCTCTCGCTTAGTCCGAACTTAGATAGGTTAATGAAAGCATCAATGCATTCCTCTCTCCACTTCTTAGTTTTCTTCTTTAGCGGGAGTCTTTGCTGCGGTATTTTTGCTGCTCCGTACATTCCTGTAAAAGTATAAAATTTAGTTATAATTTCGATCGAACCATTCGTTTTGAGACATATCGTTAATGCTTTCAACGACCTCTTTATTATATAGCTCTCTAGTGTGATACATTCCTACCATAAAAGCCATGACTCGGTCAAAATTACCTTTGTGGTTAAATTTAATCAATTCTTGCAGTAATCCAACATCATAAACGTCATGTAAATTTAATCTTACATTACCATCTTCATCTGTGCTTCGTGGCGATATTAACCAGTCTCTTATATATAGCTCTCCTTGACGTTTACGTTGCTCCGTCATATGCATACCATACTGCCGCTTAACGTTTCTTGATCGTAGCTCCCGCTTGTCTAGCATTTCAAACTCTTCTTGCAGTTTATGCAACTTGCGATATCGCTTAGCATATGCAATAAGCTCACCTCTATCGTTCTCAAACCCAATCTTAGCATTGTAGTAGTCTGCTAGCATGAACAGGTTTCTATTGTATTCGTCTTGTGTTTGAGGTCTTCCTACGTAACTAGCTACAATCATATCGTCCGGCTTGGATAGATTGTTGGGACGTTTAATTACATATGCTGCTCCCAAGGATTGGTTGGTTGTACTCTTACTCTGCGCATAAGGGTCATGGCAGATAATGTAAAGATTGTGGGGTGTGTTTCCTTCCTTGGTTTTGAATGGGTTTTGATACACCACTATCCCTCCCGTTAAATCATCGTCTTTTCTGTGCGGGAACTTATTGATTGGTTTTACAGTGGGATCAGGTCTGAAAGCCACTTGTTCTCCTTTATAGTACAGCAATCCAGCAGTGCCCTCCTTTTCTAGGTTATGTGCTTTTACTCTATTGTATTGCTCTTTTAAGGAAGTAACATCAAAGATGTTTATTGTAGTCTGGAGTGTAGCTTCTTGTGGTGTAAACGGGTGCTCAGCTATATACTGGTCTAGAGCCTTTGCATCATTTGCTTTCTTTTTATTAGTTCGAGCTTCTTCTTCAAACTCTTTAGCGTCTGCTATCATTGAGTTCCCATAGTCGTCCATAAAGCCGTCTAGGTTTTGGTATATAGGAACAAAGTACCCACACGACGTACCCATAGCTCCTGCATCCCATTCATTTTCAAATGATAAGCAGTTGTATGCTTCTGGGTGGTAGAATAGTTCTTCTAATGATGCAAATCCGTGTCCTTCTTCACCCCCTGTACCAAATGCTATCATGGTCCCAAGTGTTTTAGAACCTTGTTTCATTGTAGGCATAGCAATCTCCCAGGCAGTTAGAAGTCCCGAGAACGATCCCGCTTCTTCAAAGAATATGAGCTCACCAGCTTTACCCCGCACCTTATGAGGATTATCTTTAAGAGATACCCCAATTATCTGTGATTTCATCCCAAGAGCTACGTCTGTTCCGTTAACTCTCTTTTTATACCCAGATTGCTTGTGCATCTCCTTGTCAGTAAGACGAGGCTGTGTCCATGCAGTGTTATCATCTATGAATGATATAAAATCCCAAGTTTTAGAAAGCAGTCCGTCCCCTGTTAGGTATTCTTTCTGTTCTGCAAATACAAAGTTCTTGGAGTTACGTAGAAAGAAGTAGTTACGTGCTAGCATACTTCCGGCTTTGTAGGAAAATCCCTTACGTCTAGCCTTAAGTACAGACATATGCTTGTTTTCTTTTCTACATGTGTCTACTGCGTGGTAGTATTTGTAGTCTCCATCGTAAAACGCTGGAAATGTGCGCTCTCTTCTTGCCTGGACGGTCCCATCTGGGAGAACTTCGTCTACTGCTCGGTCAATAGGGCAGTAATTAAGGTAAAAGTAGTGATAACCTGTAATTCTTACGCCGTCTACCTCGAATCCATACAAACATCTGCTTCTCTCTGTATCCCAAAACTCATAATACTCTTTTGTTCCCGCCAGTGCGTCAGTATAGTAGCCAGACTTGAGGTATGTTCGGGCTGCTGGGGAGAAATTATGTGTGTTTTGGAATATCACTGCGAATACTTGTTAGTTACTACCCCTCCTCTGTTAGGGTTGTCTTTCTGCTGTTGTTTTTTTACCAGGTCTTCTAACTCATCTAAACTTTGCACCACTTTTGCCATGTTAGACAGATTGGATATTAGGTCTTTGGCGTGAAATATAGGCTTACCGTTGTCATCTGCTAGCGTTAAGTCCACATCTCTGAAATATGCCTCCAGCTTAGTTACCGATTCTCTTGCAGCTTTTAACAGCTTCACTGCAGAAGTTTCTGATAGCTCTTTGTACTTCTCTATTGCTGCTTTAATCTTCGGGGTAGACTTAACTTTTAACAGGTCTATGATGTGATTCCACCTATCTTCTTCCTCATACACTCCGTAAGGAGATCTGTGATCCACAAAAAAATATACAGCAGAGAGCTCCTCAATCTTGAGCGATTTAAACTCAGATATCGTAAGCACATACGGTGAGGGTATAACCGTATTTCCGTCAGCTGTTATTAGGTTCTTCATTTAAATATTTTAATCTTCCTTTTCTTACATGAAACTTCCCTAGGAAAGGGAGTCGGACTGCCTCAAAATTTCCCGCACGCATTACATCTGCTACGTATTTAAACTGATAGTACACAGCTTCTTCTACTTTGTGCAAAGGTAAATTGTGCTCACTGGCTAGCTTCTGAATTATTATTTTTTCCTTCATCCTCCCATCGATTATCCGGGCAGTTAGACGTTGCCCATTTTGCTTTTTCTTCTATTACGCATCCACACATCCCACACCGATATTCTTCTAAATGAGGACAACTTGCACACGTAGATAGCCTAGATTCATACGCAGCACCTGATACATGCGGGGCCCCTGCTCTCGCATATTGTATGACTTCATTTTTGAAGTTTAGTAGCATCTGCCGTACTGATAGCTTACTCATTTGTATAAAGTATTTGCAGGTTAATGTTTTTTTGAGGTATTAGTATCTGAGACAGTTTGTAGCCATCTTTTGTTTTTCTAATAGCCCCCTTGTCCTTTAACTTCTTTACGTAGTTATTTAGCGTATTGTAATCTTTAATAGCTAAACTGTCTGCTACAACTCTTTTGTTTTCTGTAGAGCACAGGTTCACTGTATCTGACAGGTCTATAAACTTAGATAGCACTAGTAGCTCCTTGTCTGTAAGCTCTAGTATGCCGTTAAATACCTGTAGATACTTGAGTGTAGAATTTACTTCTATCTTAAGTGTTTTCATTGATTTGCACTTTGGCTTTCCCATCTACAATGCGTATTGTAGCCTGGGAAGACTGATTGTTAAACTCATCCACGTATATCTGGATATTTTCCCGTGTACACAGAAAGGACAAAAAAACCTCGATCTCCTTAGCGGCTCGTTTTAGTTTTTTTTGCATATCCTGTGAGTCTTTGCTTGAGCTTCGTAGCTCATCAAAGTCTTTTAGCGGGAGAGTGACTGTCCCGTTCATCAATTACGCGTTCTTTGGGATAACGCCTACAATCTGGAATTCATTAACACATGCATACTCCTTCTTGTCGAGATTTATGATAAGAGCTCCTGACTCTGGAT